ATGGTATGATGAATGATATGATAGAGTTACAATGGCAGAAGTAGAATTTGCGGGTTTAAAGTTCAAAGGCGGGAAGATCTTTGTAATTATTACAGCTTTGACTACGTTAGGTGGTGGACTGTGGGGTGGTTTTGAATTTTACAAAGATTACCTAACGATGAAACAGCAGATACAGGAATACGTAGCACCTGATCTATCTGGCTTTGATAAAGAGATAGCCCTTACAAAAGAAGAATTAAATAGCAAAACAGATATTATACAAACTGAAGTGGATATGATCATGCAAGAAATGGAAATGATTATGTCTGAAATTAGATTAGTTTCTGATGTTGCAAACGAACTTAAAAATGATTTACGTCAAGATGTAAGACGAGTAGAGAAAATAGTAAATGATGTTGAACAATTGGTTAAAGAAGATTCGAGAGAAACCAACCAGGAGTTAAGAGATACCACGAAGGACATTCAGGAAGACATGGCAAGATTAACGGATAAGTTGGAGCAAGCCATGACTGAGCTAGAAGAAAAGATAGAAAAACGAATAAAGCTAGCATTGGAAAATCCTTTATCACAAATGTAGTATGGCTAAAACACCTTCTAACGAATACTTTACACCCATCAAAAAAAGGACTAGTATAGGCTCTTCTTCTAGGTCTCGTCCTAAAAATAAACATAAAAGACGTTGCTGGAAGAAATATAATAGACAGGGAAGATAGATGCCGACTTATTCTAACAGTAAAAATTTTGATTTAGCCGTAAATGACATAATACAAGAAGCCTACGAAAGATGTGGGTTAATGGTTCGTGACGGATATGATCTTAAAACGGCAAAAAGAAGTTTAAATTTAATGTTTGCAGAATGGGCAAACAGAGGTCTTAATTTATGGACTATTCAACAAACTACCAAAACATTAACAGCAAATGCTCAATCAGTAACTGGTACAAGTCTTTTTGGATCAGGTGCAGATGCAGCACAACAAATAATAGATGTAACAGATGTAGTAATTAATGATGGCACAAATGATTTTGCAGCTACTTCAATAAGTAGGGCTACTTATTTTAATTTACCAAATAAAGCTACCTCTGGCAGACCATCTCAATATTATTTTCAAAGAGAAATAAATCCTACAATGTTTTTATATCCAGCAGTTCCTGCTAGTGGAACTTATACTTTAAAATATTATGCAATGATAAGATTATCAGATGCGGATGCATATACAAATAATGCAGAAATACCTTTTAGATTTTTACCTTGTATGACTGCAGGACTTGCATTTTATCTTTCACAGAAAAAAGCACCTGAAAGAATGCAAGCATTAAAATTATTATATGAAGATGAATGGAAAAGAGCAGCTGATCAAGATGGTGCAAGAACAAGTTTATTTTTAACTCCTCAATCATATTTTCCGTCAGTAGGTTAAGATGGGAAAATTTTCTTCTGGTAAAAATTCTCAAGCTATATCGGATAGATCTGGTTTTGCTTTTCCTTACAAAGAAATGGTAAGAGAGTGGACTGGAGCTTTAGTTCATAGAACAGAGTTTGAAGCTAAACAACCACAACTTCAACCAATAAGAATTGCACCTGATCCCCAAGCTTTACAAGACGCAAGACCGGATCGTGTAGAAACATCTGCTGCGAGATTATTAGTTGGTAATCCTTTTTATAATAAAGCTGCTGCAACAAATGTAATTTATGTAATTGAAAATAATCACGGTAGAACTACAGGTGATAGAGTAAGATTTAGAAACTGTAATCCAGGTAATGGATTTACAGAAAATGTTTTAGAAAATGCTTTTGGATATTTAATAACTGTTCCTGTAAACAGTCCTGATGAATATCATTTTACAGCTTCTGCAGGAACATCAGTAGAAGCAAATGATAGATTTGGAGGATCTGTTTGTACTTCAGGTCCGGTAACAATAGAGGGATAGATGACAACATACACAGAACTAGTAGATCAAATTAGAGCATACACAGAAACAGACAGTAATGTTCTTACAACAACAATAATAAATGATTTTATAGAGCATGCAGAAAATAGAATATTTAGAGAAGTTGATCTTGATGCATTTAGATCTTATCAAATAGCAGCACTAACAGCAGGTAATGGTTTTGTATCTTTACCTGGTCTAAACGTAGCTGATTTTGCATTAATACGATCCGTTCAAATATATGGTCAAAGTTTAGCTAATACTAGAAGAACTTTGGAACAAAAAGACATTACTTTTATGCAAGAATATTGGCCAGATAGAACAGCTACAGATACTCCAATTTATTATGCAAACTGGAAAGCAGGAAACATATATCTTGCGCCAACGCCAGATGTTGCATATAATATAGAAGTAGCTTTAAATAAGTTACCAACAGGATTATCGTCTACCAACGCGACTACCTGGGTCAGTACAAATGCTCCAAGGACGTTGTTGTATGCGAGTCTCTGCGAGGCCTTTAAATATCTCAAAGGCCCCTACGATTTACTTGCTCTTTATGAGCAGTCTTATATGAAAGCCATACAAGACTTAGCAATTGAACAGCAAGGCCGTGGAAGAAGAGATGAATATATGAGTGGTGTTTTAAGGACGCCTCTCAAATCGCAACAACCGTAGAAGGAGTTAAAGATGGCAATAGCACAAGCAGTATGTAACACTTTCAAACAAGAACTGTTAGAAGGTAAGCATAATTTTGCAAATGGTGGTCATACTTTTAAGATTGCATTGTTTACTTCAAGTGCAAGTTTAGGAGCATCGACAACGGATTATTCAACAAGTAATGAAACAACAAATACATCAGGTACAGCTTACACAGCAGGCGGATTAGCATTAGCAGGTCAGTCAGTTACAGGTGGTTCTGGTGCCTCAACAGCTTTCGTAGATTTTTCAACTGATCCTCAGTGGACATCTGCGAGTTTTACAGCTAGGGGTGCTATGATTTATAATACCACTACAGCTGGTGGATCAGGAACAACTGATGCTGTTTGTATTTTAAATTTTGGTTCTGATTTTACAGCAACCAATGGTACATTTACTGTTCAGTTTCCGAACCCAACAACTAGTACAGCTATACTAAGATTATCGTAGGAGTTTAACATGGCATTGATTATCAATGATCGTGTTAAGGAGACCACGACATCAACAGGAACAGGAACTATAAATCTTGCAGGTGCAAGCACTGGTTTTCAAACTTTTGTTGGTGCCATTGGGACTACTAATACTACATACTACTGTATTACAATGCAGTCAGGTAGCACGGAATTTGAAGTAGGAATAGGTACTGTTACTGATGCATCTCCTGATACATTATCAAGAGACACAGTTTTAGAAAGCTCAAATAGTGATAACAAAGTAGATTTTTCTGCAGGCACTAAAGATGTATTTTGTACGTATCCAGCAAAGAGGGCGCCATCTCCCAGCATGGATCCTACATCTTATGTGACTACACATAATGCTACTATTAGTGATACTCAAACTATGGACTCTGGTGTTTTAGCCGGTCCTGTAACAGTTACAGGATCTTTAACAATAACAGGTAACTTATTTATATTATGAGTCAGATTGAAGTAGATAAGGTCATACCACAGTCAGGTACAGCTCTTCAAATAGGAGAAGCAAGTGATACAATCACAGTTCCTGCAAGTGCAACACTTACTTTAGCATCTGGTTCTACTTTAAATGCATCTAGTGCAACGGTTCAATTACCAACTGGTGTTGGTGGAACTTCTTGGCAAGCTGAAAAAACTGCTAATTTTAATGCAGTAGCTGGTGAAGGTTATTTTATTAATACAACAGGCGGAGCAGTTACAGCTACTTTACCAGGTTCGGCAACACTGGGAGATGAAATAAGATTTATTGACTCTTCTGCTACAGCAGATACACATAACATAACTATTGGAAGGAATAGTCACAAAATTCAAGGTGCTACATCAGATATGACAGTAAGCACTGAGAGGGCTGCTTTTGGTCTAGTTTATTCAGGAGCTACTCAAGGTTGGCTATTGATGGAGAAATAACATGGGTGATTACAAAGATTTAAAATATTCATTTCCTACTAGCGCTATAACTTCTGGTGTTTTTGCTGACGCAAGACTTTCATCATCAAGTGTTACACAACACGTAACTGATTTTAATGATGATAAGATTGTTAACGATTTATCTACTTTAGGATTAAGAGTACATACACAAGAAAATTTGGTTGGATCTAACACTAATTCATCATCTTTTGATGTATTTCAGGACGCAACTAAAATTACAGGTTTAACGAATGCTTTTAGAAATAGTTCTGAGTACGTAAACACTATTAGCTCATCTACAAGCACACTTGACTTAGGTACAGATTTTGAAGTAATTTCATCTTACCAAAATGGATCTAGTGGTAGTTACGCAACACAAAGTTACGGTAACAACACCATAACTCAAAGTGCTGCTGGTAATGGAAACTTAAACATAGGAAACATGTCAGGAACTGGATTAACACCGCAAGTTGGAGATGTCTATACGTGGACACAAACATTACAACAATTAGGCGGAGGTGGAGGACCTAACTTCTTTGCTGTGGGTGTATCTTTAAATGAACAAACTACGCACTATCATCATTCAGCTGCCACTCATAATACGAGAGCAAAAAATAATAGTGTTGGTTTTAACAATTCAAGTAGTGTGGATGATGTTATAGTTACTACGATCACTCTTGGAAGTTTGACAGGATCAGGCATTACACTTTCCTCTACTTATAATGGAGGCTCTGCTCAAACAGGTTTGTATAATAACGGAGCTAATTTTAATACTACAACTTTAAATGCTACTAATAGTTTGTATTTTTTTCATTCTGCTTGGAAGGACAGTGGTAATGATTGGAGAATACACACAACTATGACAAGACAAAGAGAAACAGTAAACGCTAC